CGTAAAATTAACGAAATGAATTTACAATTTGTGAAACAGATTTCAGAGAACCTTCTACCAAGAAGATTCCAACCAGATTTAACTGAATTAGCACGAACACGATTTGAAACAGTCTATAACTGGGCTTTACGATTCTATCCAAAAAAGATAGTCGATGAAGCAGCAAGCGGACGTAGATCAGAACGGACAGATGAAGCAGTGATAAACGATTTCATGAGCTTTGAACAACCAAGACACCCAATTCCAAAAGACGAGCACTATTATAGAGCGGTCAATTTGACGAAGAAGATGTTTGATCCAGGACGAAAACTATATCCAGTAGCTTTTCCAGACTTAAGAATGTATACTTGGAACCTAAGCGTAAGCGCAGAGGCACCATGGACATTACAGAATTGGACATTCAAACCACACTTTAGAGATGTTGATACAGAATCAGAGGTACCGAAATTAAAAGAACACATTGAAAAATTAAAACAATGGATCAATGAAAGCAGAATCACAGTAAAAGAATACCTTGAGACGAAACACGCACATGGATTCACTAATGACTCAGCAACTACATTTCACAATTTATATAACGAGATCTTTTGGTTAAACAGACAATTAGTTCATATAATTAAAGATGGACTACACCCATTTTGGAAGGACGACAAACCGATAACATATTATTGGAATACCTTACACTCACGATCACACGTGGTTGAAAAGGATGAGCCGGACAAAATTAGAGCAGTATTTGGAGCAACAAAGTTACTACTTTTTGTAGAGAACATGTTTATCTGGGCATTGCAAGCATGCTACCTAAACGAACCGAACAAAGGAAGAATGCTTTGGGGAAGAGAAACCATAAGAGGCGGATGGCGCAAACTTTGGCTAGAAATCCATAAACATGGAATGCCACAAACTTGCCTATCGCTAGACTGGTCACAATTCGATAAGAGACTCTTACATGAGCTGATTACCGAAGTACATGATATTTGGAGATCATATTTTGACTTCACAAGATATCAACCAGCTACTTTTTACCAAAACGCAAAAACAGATCCAACCAGAATTGAGAGATTATGGAAATGGATGTGTCATGCAATTACGCACACACCGATTCTACTACCAGATGGAAAATTATACACATGGAAATGGAACGGATTTGGATCAGGATACCAACAAACACAATTGATGGATACTTTTGCAAATAGCATAATGATTCTAACATGTTTATCTTCATTAGGAGTAAACATAGAAGCAGACACTTTTTGGATAAGATTACAAGGAGACGATTCACTAATCGCATTCCAACAGAGAATGTACCAGATGTATGGTACAAGATTTCTCGAGTTGATAGCAAAGAAAGCAGAATATTACTTCAATGCTAAATTGAATGTTAAGAAATCAATGATTTCAGACAGATTAAACGGAATGTCAATACTTGGATATTACAACTATTACGGGACACCATATCGAAAGGATGGTGATTTACTCAGACACTTAATGTTTCCAGAGAAACCAGGGCCAGACGGGCACCTATTATCAGCATTAAGAGGATTAGCAGCAGCTAATCACGGATGGTCAGAACAATTTCATAATTTAACAAAATATGGAGAATCTGAACTAATGAACAAAGGAGTAACAGCAAACCCAAAAGCACTACAATGGATGATGCGAGCAAACATTTTAACAGAGGAAGAACTAGAGAGTATTCTACAAACAGAGATACCAGACAGACTAGAACTCATGGGAAATGTATGGACTCACACACCGAGAACAGAAGCACAAAGACAAAGACTTTGGCCAACAAAGCCAGGACCGAAAGGAAGATTTATCTTCCCTGAAGTTGGTGGGACTTAGGTCAGAAATTTTTGC